TTATGCGACACTGTAAACCTCTTTGGCGCGGGTGGTGAACGCCTGAACCATATTCGAGGCCAGCTCTTTAAAGATGCGGCCAAACGCCAGCTCAATCAGCTTATTGGTAAATTCAAAGTCCAGCTGGAACTCGATGCGACAGGCGTCAGCGCTCAGCGGCGTAAACTTCCAGCCCCCCATCAGGGTTTTAAACGGACCATCCACCAGATGCATCAAAATACTCTGATTGCTGGTCAGCGTATTGCGGGTGGTGAACGTCTTGCTGATCCCCGCTTTGGAGACATCCACCGCCGCAGTCATCTGAGTCGGGCCGGACTCCAGAACGCGGCTCCCGGTGCACCCCGGAATAAATTCTGGATAAGACTGAACGTCGTTCACTAACTGATACATTTGTTCCGCGCTGTAAGGCACAAGCGCAGTACGGCTAATCTGAGGCATAGCATTTCCCATGGTCACACAACGGACAAATAATAACATTTATCACCTGTTAAAAAAACGCTAAGCCTCATCTCGTGCTAAGATAGCGCGTTAGACCTCACAGGACGCAATGAGGTGACTTTTTGAAATCAGATTACCGACGGCTTTACGACACTTATGACGAAGAAAAAAGCACATAAACCAGGCTCGGCGACCATTGCGCTCAACAAGCGTGCTCGCCACGAGTATTTCATTGAAGAAGAATTCGAAGCTGGCCTTGCGTTGCAGGGCTGGGAAGTAAAATCGCTGCGCGCCGGGAAAGCCAACATCGGCGATAGCTACGTGATCCTGAAAGATGGTGAAGCCTTCCTGTTCGGCGCGAACTTTACGCCGCTGACCGTCGCCTCCTCACACTACGTGTGTGACCCAACGCGCACGCGTAAATTGCTGCTGAACAAGCGTGAGCTGGAATCCCTCTACGGACGCATCAACCGTGAAGGTTTTACCGTGGTCGCCCTGTCGCTGTACTGGAAAAACGCCTGGTGCAAAGTGAAAGTTGGCGTCGCGAAGGGTAAAAAACAGCACGACAAACGTACTGACCTGAAAGAGCGCGAGTGGCAGCTTGATAAAGCGCGCATCATGAAAAACGCAGGACGTTGATTCTGCACACTTATTGTACTATTCAATAAGTTAGCGTTCCGGGCTGGTATCCAGGAAGTGAAATCTGGTATACTAAGTTCAACACTATTGGGGCTGATTCTGGATTCGACGGGATTTGCGAAACCCAAGGTGCATGCCGAGGGGCGGTTTGCCTCGTTAAAAGCCGCAAAAAAATAGTCGCAAACGACGAAAACTACGCTTTAGCAGCTTAATAACCTGCTCTGAGCCCTCTCTCCCTAGCTTCCGCTCTTAAGACGGGGATCAAAGAGAGGTCAAACCCAAAAGAGATCGCGTGGAAGCCCTGCCTGGGGTTGAAGCGTTAAAACTAATCAGGCTAGTTCGTTAGTGGCGTGTCTGTCCGCAGCTGGCGTGCGAATGTAAAGACAAACTAAGCATGTAGTACCGAGGATGTAGAAATTTCGGACGCGGGTTCAACTCCCGCCAGCTCCACCAAATAAAACAAGGGGTTACGTGAAAACGTAACCCCTTGTTCTTTTCCGATGGCGGCAAAATGGCGACAGGCTTTTGGACTGGCGACAAAAAAACCCGCTTTCAAAGCGGGTTCTTTTTAAAAATTCATGTGCCCTTGTCCATTTTTTCCCGGATGTGGGGGCGCAGAAGAAATCACATTAGGCTTAATGATATGCCTAACAAATGTTTCATGCGTGACAAAAGTACAACCGCAGTTGATGTTTTGGCACTGGTTGTAACGTTCTTTGGTTGTTGCTGAAACCTGAAAGCTGCTTCTTGTATGGGCTGCCTGGCCGCACTCTGGACAATTCATCATTCCGGTTATCCCACCACTTTTGCCAAAATCACAATAATGATACATCATTATTCAATTTTGAGAACCATTTACTCCATTTCGAGATCATCAATCTTAACTTCAAGCTCCAGAGTCGTAGTGAAACCATTATCTGAACTGACACTATGCGTCAGCGTGGTAATGGTCCATTCGGCCTCATCAATGGGCTGTTTAAAGCCGCTCACCTTCACCGGCATTTCTGTATACAGATCAGCCCTTCCCTCTGCGAGCTGCAGGGAGAACGTTGCAACCCCGCGCTGCAGGCGCTCCCACTGCATCTTTGCCGCTCGCTCTGCATTGCTGCGGTTTGCATAAGTTCTGTTGAGTACCAGCACGTTTTCATCCGTTCCCACCAGGTAATCGCCCTGTTTTGCTTCCGGCTCCTTTGCCGTTGTGGTTTTCTTTCGACGGCGCTTAACCTTTGCTGTCTCTTTTTTCTTTGGCTCACGGGTATGAAGCCAGCTAGCAATTACCCCCGTATAGGCATCGCGATCGGCCAGGGTAAAACGATGACCGTCACCGGCCTGGCGGGTTATGGTGATAACCGGCAGCGGCTTACCGCTTGCCGTTCTGCCCCGCCCCTGACGGATAAACAACAGATAGCCGTCCTTAACGGAGGCTATCGCACCATACTGCCGTGCCAGCTTCATCAGGAAACTCGCATCGCTCTCGTTGGTTTGGTCAAGATGATCCACAGGCCTGTCCATCAGGTCCTGCCCCAGCGCCATCTTTAATTTATGCCTAGCAGCTATTTCCTTCACCACTTCACCCACCGTTGTCTGGTGCCAGGATTTTTCACGCCGCGTGTTCAGAGTTTCACGGAAATCTGCGCTACGTGCGCGAATTGTGAGACGGTCAGGCGCGCCGCTGTGCTCAATCTCATCGACAATAAAGCCCCCTTTCGGGAAAAGCGGCTGACCTTTCCACCCCAGCGAAAACTGAATAATGGCCCCACGACGCGGCAGAACGATTTGCCCGTCCGAGTCGTCCAGCTCCAGATCAAGCTGGTCAGCTTCAAAGCCCCTGTTATCCGTAAGCGTCAGACTCATCAGGCGCGAATCCAGTACGGTTGTGACATCCTTTCCTTCAATAATGATGCTGAAACCTGGCGTTTTACTGTTCAGGTTCGTGAGATCAGAGGTGAAATTCACTGCAGTAACCCTCCCACCGTATTTTTAATATTCCCTATCGCAGAGGTGGCGGTGTCCTGCAAATTGCTGAGCTGATCGCTGAGGCTGCCGAACATATCAGACAGCGATTCATCCACCCGTTTCAGCGCCAGCGTGAATTCAATACGCCGCGGCATACCGCTTTCAAAAAATTCAGTTTTGGTCTGACTCAGGCTCTCGATCACAAACATGCCGTAAATCGTCCCGCTCCCCTCAATCAAAGGCCACGATTTACCCAGCTCCGCCATCTGCTCAAGGGCCAGCAATGACAGCCTGCCGCCGGTGATTTCCGGTAGCAGGACGCCGGACAGCGTCAACGAATCGTTATCCGGCCCAAGAAACTGTGTAGACGGGCGCCGGTTTACCCGGCTCTTAGTGGCATGCCGCCAGCTGCGCTGATACTGCAGCTCCTGATACGGCACGGTGCGCAGCATGAATACGTACAACCCCAGCACCATCATCATGATTCATACCCCCCTCGATCGCTGAAATTACTGCGCGCTTTTGCCCTAGCCCTGCGCTCACGCTCATCAAGCTGCCTCGCCACTTCGCGGGCAATATCCTGTGAGCTCTGCCCCGGCTGAGCGGTGATATGAATAGGCGCGTTAATTTCATAACGAATTGCCTGCGGCGCACTGGCGGATTTTGCTGACTGGCTTTGTTTGTACTCTTTAGCTGGCAGGCTATATGGATGCATCGGCGAGGCTTCAGCAGGAGCCGCTGCCACACCCATGACGCCCGCAACAACGGAAGCCAGCGCAGCAGTCCGGCGCCTGCTGGTCACATTAGCCGGACCGTTCACAATCTCCGGGCCATTCTCCCCGACTATGCCAAACTGACCGCGCGGAATAACACCACCACTGTCATACAGCCCTGCAAACGGAACAGAAGCAGCTACGGCACCACCAACCACCTGAACCTGAGTATTACCCGGCGCTTTATTTTTCCCTGTCATCCAGTCAGGCAGATAATCGGTAACGGATGACAGCTTGCTCTTGAGCGTTTCCCACTTCGCATTGATACCATTCAGGATGTTGTCAATGATGGCGCTGCCCATATCCTGGAATTTAGCCGGTAGCGCACCGACATCTGAAAGAATGGCGTTCCACTTGTCACTGATCGTCTGCCTGACACTGGCCCACGCCTCAGACACACCGGCCTTAATAGCTTCCCAATTTTTGGCTATAAGGCCCGGTAAGGTGTAATTGAAAAACAGAGATTTAATAGCTTCCCAGGCATTACTGACGGCCTGTTTAATCCATTCCCACGCCGCCGTGGTGGCCGCGCAAACCGCATCCCAAACGGCTTTGAACTTTGGCCCAAGCGTGTCCCAGTTTTGCCAGATATAAAGCGCGCCCGCGGCTATCAGACCAATAACGGCCAGAATGGGGTTAGCAAACATCAGGCGCCCCAGCCACAATATCCCGCTACCTACCCCCCTGAGGGCTTTAGTGATAAGCCCAAATGCACCACCACCTTTGATACCCAGAATAGAAAACTGCAGGCGCATCAGCGCCAGCGGGCCAAGCACAGCTGATACTGCCAGCATGACCGTACCCAGAACTCCTGTAATCGACGCCAGTGCTGCCATGACTTTCAGCAATGAGCCAGCCAGCTTCGGGTTTTCCTCCACCCAGCGACGCAGCGCCCCCGTTACATTTTTCACGTAACTCATAATATCCATTAGCGGCTGGCGCAGGGTTTCGCCCAGGCTACTGAACGCGTTCTGCGCGCCCGTCTTTACCAGCAACCACTGCGCGGAAAGTGAGTCCTTATTAATATCGGATTCTTTCTGCATGGAGCCGTTTGCCGCAGTGCCTGAGGTGAGTTTCAGCTGTCGCTGCAGCTCCGGCAGGTTGTTCGCAAGCTTCGCCGCATCATCGCCAAACTCCTTGCCGAATATCATCGTCATGGCGGACAGGCGTTTATCCTGCGGCAGCTTGTTGACCTTCTCCAGCACGCGCTGAATGGTCCCCATTGCGTCCTTTGTCATCTGCTTTTCAATCTCTTCTGGATTGAGTTTCAGCAGATCCATGCCTTCCATAAACCGCTTGCTCTGCATGGTCGCAATCGACAGTTCGCGCACCATGGCATTCGATGCACTGGCAGCAATTTCTGGCGCAGCGCCAAGAGACAGGAACGTTGAACCCAGCGCGGCCGCCTTACGGAAATCAAGCCTGTCAGCCACGCCCCCCATACGCTGCAGCACGTTGATAATATCGCCACCCTTTGACATGGCGTTATCGTCCAGGTAGTTCAGGGCATCGCCAAGCTGTTCAATATTTCGGGTGGGCACTTTATACAGCTGTGCGATTTTACCCAGACCTTCCGCCAGCTCATCAGCGGGCAGTTCAAAGGCGGTTGCGGCTTTTGCTGCCGTGGATGCAAAGGCCAGCAGGTCACGCTTCTGGTCTTCGTAAGGATCATTCTGATTTGTCACCCCCATACGCGCGCCACCTTCAACCAGCGCGGCATAGTCAATAGCGCCATTCTCCATCGGTAGCTGCTCACTGGCGGCCTTGATGGCATCCTGCATATCGTAATACTGTTTTGTCCGGTTGCCGTTGTCGTCCCGCAGACCGTTCACCTGCTTTGCCACCCCTTTCATGGCATCTTCCATGCTGGCATAGCTTTTCACAGCGGCCATGACCGGCGCCCCCATAGCCAGCCCGGCTGCAGAGGTAGTTGCTCCGGCGCCCGCAATACGATCTCTCATCTCAAGTCGCCGTGAATACTGTTCGCGGACAGCATGCATTCGCGCCTGTTGCGCGCCCAGACGTTTAAGAGATTTTTGCTGACGGTCCAGAGCCTGCCGGGTTTCGTCGGCGTTCTGCCGCAGCTCCCGCTGCGCACTACTCAGCTTTTTGGTGTCCAGCCTGGCCTCATTGAGCGCAAGACGCTGACGCTGCACAGACTGACGCAGACCGTTGTATTTGCTCTGCAGCTCGTTAACGCGGTTTTTTGCCTGCTCAAGCAGACGTGCCTGCGCCGCCGTCGGGCGGTTAGTGGCCGAGAACTGCGTGGCAAGCTTCGCCGCTTCTTCGCGTGCGGCTTTAAGACTGTTGCCGGTGACGGCCAGCTGCGCGCTTGCCTTGCGGAAACCATCAATGCGGCCCGCCTGGGCGTCCAGTTCTTTTAATCTTGCGCGGCTTTGCTGAATGGCGGTAGCCAGCTCTTTAGAACTGGCCTGCGCGGATCGGAATGGGCGGGTGAGCTTATCAACCGCATTTAGAATTACCTGCAAACGCAGGTTAGTGTCACTCATCGCTGGCCCCGCTTCTCTGAATCGCTTTATGCCGCCACTCCAGCACTTCGGTCAGCGGCATAACGTCAGTGACGGACGGCGGCCAGTGAAAAATGGTGGCGATATCAGCCACCAGGTCTTCTACCGTCAGGCTGTCGGCAAACCGGCAAGCACCGATTTCTTCAACAAAAAAGTGACCACCTCAACCGACAGCGCGGTGAGATCGGCAGGGTCCAGCTCTGCCATTTCCTGGGCGGTCAGCGCCGGGGTGGAAATGCGGGGAATAATCGTCATCATCGCGCCGACGTCCATATCCATGATCGCCTGCAGACGGGTGCCACGCAGCGCGCCGGACTGCGGCTTGCGCAGCACAATTTCGGTAATTTCGGTTTTACCGCGCTTGATTGGGGTATCCAGCTGTACGGTTTTTTCAGTCAGTTGTTCGCTCATCGTCATATCCTGTTATTAAGGTACTGGCGCGGCGGCCCGCGCCTTTAAAGTAGATCAGAGGCCCAGGGCGTTGCGGTGCTCTTCCATCAGGTCGACGCCATCAACGATTTCAATCATGTTGATCACATCAACCTCATAGAGCACCTCGCCGTTGATGGTCAGCTTCGCGTAACTGTTGGTGCTGCTCACTTTTGTGGTGTTGCTCTCGCCGGTTTTCCATTCGCCGGAATCGACTTCTTTATGTCGCCCGCGCACAACCAGCTCAACGGCCTGCACTTCGCCGGTATCGTCACGCTGAATGGAGCCGGTGAAACGCAGCTGGATGCCGTCAACCGTGGCTTTACCCATCTGCTTGAATAACAGCAGCTCGGTGCCACCGATTGAAAACTCAGTGTCCAGCGCGCCATCATCCAGCCCCAGATCAACATCCGCCGAACCCGGCATTCCGCCGCCGCGATACTTTTCAAACTTGCGGCCGAATTTAGGCAGGGTCAGAGATTCAACGATCCCCTGATAGTTGTTCCCGTCGTTAAACAGGTTCAGGTGTTTTAACTTGCGTGGTAAAGCCATATTGTCCCCTTACGCGCTGACCTGGCTGGAGAAATCCAGCAGATACTGATCGGTGATGCGCTGGCGCAGCATCAGGTTTTCCAGAGGCGGTACCGGCGTATAGTCATAATCTATGGTGAGCTTCCCGGCTTTCAGGGAATCTTTATCATTGACGGACTCATCCAGCCAGCAGTCGGCGCCGATGATGAAGCCTTGCGTTTTCAGGTTGCGCAGTTTGGCGCGAATACCTTCGATAATGTCGCGTGCCAGCGACGGGTTAAGCACGCCATCCACCGCCCACATGTGCGCTTCTGCGATGGTGTCAGCCAGCACCTGCGCGGTGCGGGTGTAGTTTTCAAAGGCAAACAGAGGATCGTCACTGAGGCAGCGGGAACCCCAGAAGCGGAAACCGTCTTTGCGGATCAGCGTGGTGACATCGTTCTGGTTCAGCAGCCCCGCATCGGTTGCCGGGTCCTGCAGATCCCAGAACACATCCGCAGAAATGCCGGTGACGCCGTTCACGCCCACGTTGGAAAGGGATTTGTGCCAGCCGGTTTGTTCGTCAATTTTGGCACGCAGGCCAAGCGCACGGGCTGAGGCGTAAGCCGTTGCGTCAGCATTCATCACGGTGTCAAAACTGATGAAATCAGGCCAGATCAGCATCCCCTCGCGCTGGCTGAAATTAGCTCGGTAGGCAATGGCCTCTTCCACAGTTTTGCAGCCGTAGGCGGACAGATAAGCAAACCCGCGCAGACTCTGCGCCACGCTCAGCAACTCAGTAGCAACCTCCTGTGTGTCGTGCCCCGGCACGCCCAGAATGCGCGGCTTAACGCCGAGCTGGGACTGCGCAGATAACAGCGCTTTCATGCCCGTTTTTTTACCGTCAGCTGTCACGCCGCCGATAATGTTGGAGGTTGTTTCCGCTTCGGTTTCACCCTGTGCAACGCGCACAACGACGGTCACGGGTTTAGCCTGGTCGGCAATTGCATCCAGAGAGCGGGCGAGAGTGCCGGACTCGCCTGCTTTACCGCTGGCTGTCAGCACGTCGGTAAGCAGGACCGGCTTATTGAGGGGAAACATGGACGCATCAGCATCATCGCCGGTGCAGACCATGCCCACGATGGCGGTGCTCACCGTGGTAATGGATCGGGTGCCCTCGTTGATTTCAACAACGCGCACCCCGTGGTGGTAATCCTGAGCCATAAGGCATTTCTCCGGTTTACAGGTGTGCGTCTATGTTCTGGTGGTTGCACATGCGGCGCACGCGTCTGGCTTTGTGTAATACATGGCACAATGAACGGGCAATAAAATGTGTTTTGCCTTAAAATCAGTGAATGATAGAAGCTTCCGCTACCAGCTCTGCTGGCGTCGAAAAACCTTACTAGAATGTGATTATGAATCTCAGAAACGACCTTCACGGCCTAACAATATTCCGTTTTATTACTGCGTTTTATGTGTTTTTGTTTCATTGCAACCTTAGATATAAGGCTGATGTTTCAGCCTGGTGGCAATCCATCATAGGTAATGGGGCCATCGGCATGTCTTTTTTCTTTGTTCTTTCTGGCTTTGTTATGGCTTGGGCATCAAGAAATGGCATAAAAGAAAATTATTACCGTTCAAGAATCGCAAGAATAATTCCAGCATATTTAGTTATGGGAGCAATAACACTCCCATTCATCTCTGAATATGACCTCACCCATTCCATAACATACCTATTATTATTTATCACAACTACCCAATCATGGTTCCCAGAAAGTTTCAGTCAATGGAATTTCGGTGGTTCGTGGTCAGTTTCAACAGAAATGTTTTTCTATTTAACTTTCCCTTTCATTTTACCCTTGATACAAAAAAGACCAATCACCTCTCTGATTACGGCTATTTTAATTTCATCATTAATCATCCCAATATCGATGATTTTAATAAACAACGCAGCATTTCCACATTACTATGTCAGTCCCATCCATCGCTTACCTGAGTTTGTTTCTGGCGTAGCGATTGGCTGCATCTTCGCCCAAGGCTTCAGATTTAAAAAATTAAAAATCAGCCTCATTGCTCTTGCATTAATATTATTACTATTTGTATCTCCTACAGGAAACAATGGTTGGATGCAGAACAATTACGTTACTTTACCGGCCACATGTATCATTGTTTACTGCCTGGCAAGCGCCAATATTAATAAAAATATTTTAACCCTTCCTTTTATATACCTTGGAAAAATAAGTTATTCATTCTACCTAATGCAACTTCCTATCATGATTTATATCACTATGTATCATGATACATTTTCCACACTCCCAACATGGCTAATCTGGAGCATCCTTGCTGCGATCAACCTGATTATGGCATCAGCCTGCTATCACTTAGTCGAAGATAATAAGAAAATAAAATCCTTCATTATGAACTATAAACGAGTAAAAACTTCGACTGTCGAGTCAGATTGATTTTGGTATAGTAGGCCATTCAACATCACATGCAGTATTGGTCTTAACGGCCAGTACTGCATCAATATAATCCAACCACATATTCAGCTTATCCCTTTCATCATCACTAATACGCCCCAAGATTAGTTTGGTCTGCCATGAGGATATAGCATTTTTGGCATTATCTAAAAGAGCACTTCTCTCTCTCTCAAACTGTAAAACCTTTTCTTCTCTCGTAATGGGAGGAATATCAATCAATACAGGGTAACCATTACTATCTGCCACAAGGCACTTACCATCAGGAGGGTTAATAAATAATTGAAAATCGCCCTCATTAATTTCAACACCCTCAGAGGGCCACACCCCGCGCAAAATATAGCTCTCCTTGAGCGAAAAGGGATAGAATTTATTGTTTTTTGGAGAATATAAATATGTCATTTCAGACTCCTCTTGCAAACCATGTTACGCGAGCACCAACCGAGGCATTCACCGTTGTTGACCCCTTGGTTATTGTCGCTAAATTGACTGCCGTGAATCCCGTGTTTGTAATTTCATTTAACTGCCAAAAAGTTCTTCTGGCTCCGCCTGAGTTGTCTTGCTCAGCCAGCCATAAAACTTTAGTCGGAAAAGGAATCGGGAATGCAACTTGTGAGCTATCTGTAGTTATAGCACCAACCCCCCATTGCTCAATATAACCATCAGGTGTTTTCCTCCAACCGCTGGTTACGGCCCCGCTTAGCTCCGTTCCCGTCCAAAAGGACATATCAGGTATCTGGTTTTGTCCAATACCTACTCCTCTTTTAGCCGCCTCACCTAAGCCAAGATATTGAATAATCTCAGCGACGGTCTTTCCACTAAGATTGCTCAACGTAGAATCAAGCGGTTGCTTGTTCGCCAGGGCATTAGTCATAGTGACCGCAAAGTTAGGATCGTTACCTAACGCCGCCGCCAGTTCGTTCAATGTATCAAGCGCTGCAGGTGAGGAACCAACAAGCCCTGCAATAGCGGCCTGCACAAAAGCAGTATTGGCAAGCTGAGTGGAATTGTTACCAGCCGCCGCCGTCGGGGCTTTTGGGGTCCCGGTAAACGTCGGGCTGGCTTTTGGTGCATATTGCGAATGCGGATCAGCGGCCGCAAGATGTGCCGCCATCAGCTCATCCACATACACCTTAAGCTCCAGCACCTTATCATCCACGTATTTACGGGTAGCGAGCACCACGGACGGATCAATTTTAAGCGTAATGTTATCGGTGCTGCTGGTAATAAGTACCATGCGCACTGTCTGCGTGCGTCCACTTCCTTCTGCCAGCTGCGGCTTGTAGCTCTCCGGGCAGTTACCGACAGCAATCAGCGCGCCGGTTTCATCAAACAACCCAACTTCACGAATCCACCAACCGCCCTCTGTTTCAGGTATCACCTGCTCAGCTATGACCTGGCTGCTGTTCTGCGGATCGATATACAGCATATTCAGAGCTGCACGGCGTTTTTCACCGACCAGCTTTGTCTGTTGGGCATTTGGCGTTGGCAGCACGCCGCCGCCATCACCCACTGCCATCTGTGTAATTTTCAGCGGAACACCGAGCGCGGCGGCATTTGCCAGTTTCGCCGCGCCGATATCAGTCAGCAGGGTATAAAATTTTGCGCTCATGGGTTCACTCTCATTGTGTCAATAACATGGACGGTGCCGCCCTCATAGGCAGAACCACCGGAAAGGATGGTTTCGTTGATATACGGGTAAATCGTGATTTCTTCGCCGGTGTAAGTGGCAGCCCCCACAAAACATGGTCCGCTCGTCTGCAGATTTATGGACATGCCTATCAGATGCCGGCTGCAGGGTTTGGCGTCACCGATCAGGCGCTCCAGCTCCAGATAGGTTTCCTCTGTTATGCCCTGGTCCTGCACCCCAATATCCAGGCGAAACGTGCCCGGAGCCTCACCGGTCTGCCACCATTCAATGATGCGGATCAGAAAGCCGAACGGCTCCACCACACGCCGCACTGCGCTGGTTGTGCCCTTGTGCTGATGGATATAGAACGCATCCTGCACCACGCGGCGCTTCACGCTCTCCGCCCATCCTTCGTCCCAGCGATCAACCGAAAAGGCCCACGCCAGATACGGCAGAAACTTGACCGGGCATGTTGCCGGATTCCATAAATCGCGCAGCGGCACCTGCAGATCGGAAATTCCGCTGCAGGTCTGCGCCAGGCGGCGCTCAAGCGGCGATGAACCAGGAGGAAGCAGACTATTCATCCGTTCCCCCGTTGGTTACGCTCCATTCCGTACATGAAGCGGCTTGTGTCTTATCCAGCACCACATCAGCGAGCGGCGAGGTCAGCTCAACACGCTGCACACCTTCAACATGCAGCGCGGCATAAATAGCACTGCGGCGAATATCGCGCCCCAGCCTCGTCTGGCTGGCGATATATTTCTGCAGGCTGACCTTTGCCGCCTCCATCACCGGCTCAGCTTCTGGCCCCGGGTAAAGAAAGATCGTTGCATCTACGCTGTACGGAATAATTTCAGCGCTGCGCACCGTCAGACGGTCAGCAACCGGCCGCACGTTCTCACTGTTAAGCGCCTGTTCAACCACCGCCAGCAGGTCCGCCGCTGCCGTTCCGTCGCCCTCACGGCTCAGTACGGTAAGCACCACCTCCGCCGGTCCCGGGCTGGTTGCGCTGGCGTCAGCGACTCGCCCGTCCGTGCTTTTAGCGTGAAACTCATAAGCCGCCGTTGGCCCCGCAACGGACAGCCCCTCAAATGCAGCTGGAACACGCAGGCGCAACGCCTCGTCACTTTCCATTACCGCTGGGACCGGCGGCACCGCGTCGTTATCGGCAGGTGTAACCGTCAGCCGCTTCACGTTGTAGTTGGCCGCCATCTGATCGAGATCGCCGCCCATGGCATAAGCCACCATGACCGCCTGCGCCGCCTCGTTAATACGCTGGCGCAGCAGGATTTCCCGGTACGTGTTTTCCTGCAGTTGTTTGTTGATGGGTTCAGATTCCAGCTCAAGCGTGCGCCGCACCGCGTCCTGTTCATCTGCCGGATACAGGGCCACAAAGGCGGCCTTACGCTCAGCCAGCAGGGATTCAAAGTCCGGCACGTCAACGATTTGCGGCGCGGGGAGCTGGGAAAGGTCAATGACTGCCATTGTCTGCTCCTGTTGATACCGAAAGAGAAACAGGCACGCCGTTATTGCGCTTCCCGGTTAGCTCAACCACCATCGAGCCGTCAAAGCTGCTGTTGATGATGATGGAATCCAGCATAAGCCGAGGCTCCCAGCGACTCAGCGATACGTAAACAGCCGCCATAATCTGCAGGCGCAGCGCCGGATTCTGGGGCTGGTCAATCAATGCTGAGAGCAGGGAACCATATTCCCGGCGGGCTATACGGCTTCCCTGGGGAGTCAGCAGAATATCCCTGACCGACTGCCGCAAATGGTCCGCATCAGAAATGGCTTTGCCATTGTCCTGATTCATACCGATATACAGCGTCATACAGGACCTCCCGATGTATCGCCGCCGGACTTAACCCCGGTATGACCGTGTTTATCGACTACGATCCCGTTAGAACTCATGGCGCCGCCGCCCTGGGTGACACCACCATTGATCACCACCTCGCTGTTTATGCGCGTGTTACTTGCTTCCACCACAAACTCCCCCGTTTTCAGGGTTATGTTATCTGCCGCCTCGATCACCATAGATTTGATACCCCGCACATGCCAGCGGCCGGTCGCGGGTTCATATTCAAACCAGCCACCGTCCGGGTATTCCGTTACGCATCCGTCCACGGAGTCCGACGGCGGCGCGAACTGGTTTGAATAGATCGCAGGTAAGGCAAAAGCGGTTTCCAGATTGCCGCCCATACTCAGCACCACCACCTGCTCATCCAGCGACGGGCACCACCATGTACGGGCACCGCCTGCGCGCAGTGTCAGCCAGTTAATCCAGTTGGTTTCAAGCTCGCCTACCTTCACCCGGCACAGCCAGTTTTCCCGGTCCACTTCGGTCACGGTGCCGGTGCGGATCAGATTTGTGATAAGGCGCATAATTTCTGTGAGTTCTGCGTTCATAGGGAAATCATTGCCTAAAGATAGTTGCGGTGGTATTAAAGATATTTGTATAGTCATTCACACAAGATGAGCATCTAATTTTTTTGGAAGGGTACTTATGAGTTGTTTAGAGCAATTATCCCAAGAACAAAAAAAATCATTATTGTCGTCAGTTTTCTCTAAAAGTTATTTTTTATGGATAGGTTCCGGTTTTTCTTATAACTTTGGATACCCAACATGGGGAAAGGTTCTGGAGGATGTTTCAGATAAAGTAAAGTACCCTCTTGAATTGAATGTTACTCAGCCATTACGCGCAGCTGAGTTGCTCTTAAACTACGCTTTAAGTGAATCAGACATTGACGAGTACGAATTCAATTCTTTAGTTGCAAAATCAATCACCGACTTAAAAATAAAACATAAAGAACCGCGCTGGCTGAAAAGATTCAAACTTTTCTCACCAAATACAATTGTTACAACTAACTGGGATGAAGTCTTAGAAGAAATCTTCGACCACATGCCTAATAAAATAATCCGAAAAGACCCTTACCCTAAAGTTTCCTCTAAAGGTAGAAATATATTCAAGATACATGGTGATGTAGGTAAACCTAGTTCAATAGTCATAACTCAAAGCCAGTACTTTTCATTTCAGCGTGAAGACACTTACTTAAGCCGTAAAATTTACACATTATTCTCCGAAATGTCGCCAATATTCATAGGTTATAGCTTAACGGATCCAAATATCGGTTTTTTATATGAAGAAGCCCTTGCCCACCTACACGGAAACAATCCCCCAGCATTTATGGTCATACATCCTGATGCTGATGAAAAGACATTTGAAGAAACCAAATATCTCTTTAAATCAAAAAACATACATCTTATCAAAGCCAGTATCGAAGAATTCTTGGCTGACTTATCTTCTGAGTTCCAAGAGTTTAAGGATTCCCCTCAGCGCTTTAATCTTGAATACGAAAACATACTACCTAAACTACGCCCAATAATGGAAGTTGTTACTAATGGCAAACGTTTCAAAAAAAAGGAGCTTGAAGATAATTTCCCGCAAAAAGATGCAAGCAATGCCTTAGTAAATGCCATTATCGATATATTAAAGAAACCGATACTATACATTCAATTTGGAGGAAAATTACTTTCCCCAGACAACATCATCCCTTATCGTGAATTTGATGCCCTAGTTGATGTCGTCATAGTATTATGCAACAAGCATGGATACCCCAGTGAATTAAGCCGCTCTGAATTTCACACCGCCGTAGTAAATATGTGCATTGACACAAATGGAGTTTGGGATTTCAACCATGCAGCCATGCCTTTTGCAAATATAATAAGGATAAGCCCCGAGACAGGAACGAAAAACTTCAACAGGAAAATGAGGCATGTAATTGAAATTATGCGCTGGTCCTCTCCATCAAACATAGGTACATGTTGGGCAACATGGTCAGTATTCAAAGAAAAACAAAACTGGATTAACGAACATGAAGTCAACGGATTAATTTCGACCTTAGAGAAGGACAAGGAATTTAAGTATCAGCCTAGAGACAAAATGTGGTTGGAGATTTTAAAAAAATGCCCTAACGCTACGAAAGAGCATATTGCGAGAATTGATAAACTTATAAATACAGCACAAAAGTGAACTGTTAAAAACTAAACTTCTAATTGTTTCAGAAAAGTAGTTTTAACAACATTATTGGTTTCTGAGTTCAATCCCAGCAACCGCCGTTCAGCATATCGCACCTCCGGCCCCTTCCGGCTTACGCGATCACGTAAGCCGTAATGATGCACCCGGGCAATCCTCTGCACCTGCCCGGCAAACTGCACGCTGGCAGAGTCCGCAGTGGCTGCGGTCTTCAGGTATTTAGTGGTACGCAATTTGGCGAACATCTGGCGCTTGATACGTCCCTTTTTACTTCTGGCCGTCACCCGGCGCGCCTCAAAGGCGGTGCCGTCTGGATTGCGCTGCAGCCTGATGTTTTGCTGTTGCGACCGGCGCAGCTCCTGCGCCAGTTGTCGCATCATACGGTTGCGGGCTGCCGGTTCCAGATTCGCCAGCAGGGCCGCCAGCCAGTCATCCACCCTCTGCAGGTCATCCACGTTTCACCGTCCACATTTCTTCGGGTACGTCTGGTTCCGGCACCGCTTCAACGCTCGATACGGTGCCGTCTGTGCTGACAATCACGCGCTCCGTGAGCTGCAGATTGAGGCTGAGATCACACAGATCGTTGCTAAGGATATCGACGTCAAAGGTAAACAGTTTTTCGCGCAGCTCCGGGTTGTTAATAGCGTCCGGTTGATTGGTCATTAACCAGAGCAGCACGGGCGCCATCACTAAATTCTGGTCGCCGCTAAAGTCTTCAATCACCACGTTCAGGGTGTAGCGATATTCCCATGACATTGAACGGGCGCCGGTTGCGACCAGCGAACCGTTATCAACAAAAAGGTGCAGTTTGTCCGGGTTGTCACGGACATACGCCACCGATTTATTCAGGGCGTTGCGTAAGGACTGCGGCTTGTTCACTGTCTCGCTCCTGACACGCTATGATCGTGTCCACTTTGTCGGCACATACTGCCCAGGCGGCCTCAGTCTCATCCAGCACCTGGTTCAAATCCCCATTACTGCGCGGCGCTGACCTGTCCAGGCGGCATTGCGTCACTTTTGGACAACCACTCACGGTAAGCTGCACCTCCGGCGAGGGCCGGGCGCTCCCGCAGCCGGATAATGTCAGCAGGCAAAGGAGTGTCAGCCCAGCGGCGTAAATCCTCGTTTTCACGTTTTAGCTCCTCGATCCGGCGCTGGCGACTCCGCAACAGCGCGGAAGCCTCCTCCGCTGCAGCATAAAGTTGCATCTGCGCCCGGCTGTTGGTTTCGGTAAGAATGGACAGGCTGATGAACTGGCTGCTTTTCTTCGCCAGCTCCTGCTTGTTATTTTTAAGCGCCTCAGCCTGCGTCCCGATGGTGTGACCGGCATTGTTAAGCCGCCATGACTGCCAGCCCAGCAATGCCAGCACCAGAGCCAGGATCACCGCCAGCGCGCGCGTCATGCCCCTGCCCCTTTAAGACACCAGGCAAGCTCACGGGCGCGCCTGTTTTCCAGCCCTTTATTCCGTTGACCATTTACATAAATCCAGCGGGGGAGCTGGTTGCACGCCTGCCACCATTGCTGGCGATTGATGTAAGAAACCATTGTTGACCGGCAGATTGCCCCCGTTCCAACATTAAAGCCGATACTGATCAGGGCATCGTAAACATGCTGAGGTGGCTTAACCTGCAGGCAGGCTTCAATCCTTTTTTCCGTCAGCAACACGTTATTAATCAGCCCCTGCGCGGCCTGTCGCTCCGTTATGGTTTTGCCCGGCACTACCCCGGACGTATTGCCGATCCCGTCAGTCCAGACCCCGGCACTGCACTGGTATGGCTGCAGGCGGCACCCTTCGAAATCAGCAATCAGTTTCAGCCCCTCGACGGAGGTATGAAGCGACTGAAAGCCCGGAAGCGTGGCGGCTATCGCCAGCACCGCGCCGACCAGGCAACGCTTAACGATTGAAGGACTCATATTCCCCCCTGGATATTCTGCCGTCCCGCAGCAGCTGGTAGGCTTTCCAGCGTAAATAACAGGTAACCGCTGCAGTAATAATCCCCAGCGCAAGACCGGTAATGGTCGATACATCTTTAAGAGACAAATCGCCGAGCCATGCCAGAAGCAGGGCAACGCAGTAAGTGATAAAGGCGCTGATTCGTTCAAGCGTCATAGTTCAGTCCCATAACTGGACAGTCTGCGCAGTAGTTGACGCCGTGATATCCGGCAGCTCCACCTGCAGCCCGTGCGGTAAAAAGGGGCCATATTCAGCCAGCCCCGGATTCGCCTGCAGCACCTGCTCAGTGACTCCCTGTGCGCGCCCGTAATGGCGCCAGCAGAGTGCGTCCACCGTGTCATACTGATGCGCACGCACTTTCATCAAATCAGCTCCACCGTCATATGCGGCATATCGCGCAGGCGGGACTCCGCCCAGCGCACATCGCGCCACAGCTCGCCTAAGGTTGTTTCGATATCTTCGGCTTTCTTGCTTCCATCGCCGGTTGCGTCAAAATCGCGATAGCGCTCAACCAGGTTTGCTTTTGCCCAGCAAAACACCGCACGGCGATACAGCATGAGCCGCTGGCTTTCGCCGTCGATCACATCAGCAGGGACGTCGGCCAGGCTCGCATACCCCTGCGCCCGTTGTTTCTCGCGGAACTCATAAAGATCGGCGTTAACTTCAGCAATTGCTGTCAGCAACGCCAGACGCAGGCGTGGATCGGTGACACTCCCATCCATGCGCATATCACGGCGGAACTCTGAAACCCTGACATCAGGCCAGAAACTGGTGTTTTTAATAATGTCCTGGGTACTTTCCCCGGCCTGTTCCGGCGAAACGAATTGCATATTTCTGGCACTCCCAAATAGTTGGGCGGTGGACGGGGTTTTGACGCGGCATAAAGCCTGTCGCCACCCCGTGCCGCCCCGCGCGTTGGCACGATTCGTTAAGCCGACATTGCCTGTCGCAATCGGCTTTCAAGCTTGTTGATTTCGGTTTTGACGCCAGAACTGTTATCCAGCTGCAGGGCACGCTTCAGATGGTTAAGTGCCGCCACTGCCTGATCGTGATCCCGCAGCGCGTAGCCCATCGCCTTATGAAGTCGGGCGCGGGACTGATCCGGCATATCCTGACCTTCAACGATATCGAGCACCTGGGTAAGAATGGCGGCACTGAATGATTCACCGGCAGAAAAAGCGCGCATTGCCGCGTCGGCAAACTCTTCCGCAACAGCGGTCCCGCAGGTCCGGTTGAAGCGCTGCGGCAGGACCCAGCCGTGTTTAATGGCATGACGGGCAATGTCCAGCGCGCCGGTATAGTCTCCGGCATCAATGCGCCAGATCATGACGTACATCGCCACGTCGTCCTGGCCTGGCGCGTCAGCATCCAGTAAACCGGCAATCCATGAGGCATACGCGGGAAGAAACTCACGTTTAAGCTGAGCCTTGCGCTCATTTGACTGGACGGTTTTAAGGCGCCTGCGGTGTTCTGTCAGCTGTAAGAGCATCTGGTTGTAGCCTGTCAGGCTGGCATTACTGCCGCCCTGCCGGGCGGCATCCTGTGCCTGTACATACTGGGTGTGAGCACGGAACGGATTCATTTATCACGCTCCGGCGCCAGCACCGCCAGCTGCCTGCGCATCAAGCGCGCCTTTCACCGCTGCCGTGACGATTTCCTGGATGGTTTCAGTTGTCAGCGCCGGGCCGGCATTGCCACCTGCCTGCACGGGCAACATCTCGATGTTCTCAACCAGGCAAACGCCATCGTAATCTTCGACAACATACGCCTCGTTAACGGACTCGAAGTTCTCCACGCGGTCACGCTTCGGATTGTCGATGACTGAACGGCGGCGGGAGCCTGATTGCCAGTAAATAGACAGGTTATCCAGGCGGGTGATCAGCATGGCATTCGCCGGGAAGAACGGCGCACGAACGGCCGGGAGGTTGCCGATACGCTTCTGGCTGATGATAAGATCGGCCGCCAGCGCTTCGCTGTTTGGCTGGTCACGGTTGACGATCGGAAAATATTTATCCGCCAGTAACTGGCGCCCGACGATAACCACAAGCTCCGTATCCTCCTGATACCACGGCGCGATTTTCTCATTCACGGCGCCCATAACCAGCGCGTCCAGATTCAGGAAATCACCGCCTTTACCAACACGGATAGTCTGAGAAATCACCTCGCCTTCGGACACGATCTTATCCATTACCTGAACGGGTTTCTCCTGGCGGATTTTCTCCAGCCAGCCGATATTCACATCCTGCAGCAGTGGATAGGTCGCGCGGTCTGACGTTTTCTCACGCTTCACGCCGTTGAAGCCGATCATGATGCGGTCAAGCGCCTGGCGGGTAATGATGGCGTCACGGATGCGCGTCTGGAAGTCCTGGAATTTGGCCCATAAATCCAGCTTCGCATAAGGCAGCGCCGTATCAGAGTTAGTCTGGGTACACTTGTACCCTTCACCGTCGATGTAAGTCGGATCAACGGGTTCACGGTCTTTTTGAGTGGTATCAGTATTTCCGGCAATACTGGAACCAATACCCAGCCCCAGACGCTCGCCGGACTGTTCATCAACCGGGATAATGTTGATTTGCTGCAGGAACGAGGAAGACTCCTGGATTTTCGTTTCCAGCGTCTGCGCGACTGACGGCTCAGCCGTATATTTCGAGGCGATATCGCTCACAGATACGCCGTTGAGTTTGGCGAGCTGCGTCAGATAGCCGTTGAATTTAAAACGTGTCTCTTTTTTCATTGTGCTTTTGCTCCGTCAGCAATCGGTGGTTTGTTCTGCGCCGTTATTGCCGGTCGCATTAGGGCGGCGTTCGCTGCGGCTGTCCTGGGTGGAAAGCTGCTCACGCAGGGTGGAAAGTGCGCTGGTTGTCTCATCAACAACCTTTTGCATATCGCTCAGCTTGTTGCTGAAATCGGTCTGATGGGTGCTGACCTGCTCCGCCAGCGTCTGATGCTCACGCGCGATGGTTTCAACAGCCTGATTCACATCAGCAAAGCGGGCGTTATCATCGGCGCCTTTGCGGGACAGCAGCTCTTTCACGCGGGTAAACAGGCTGGTTTTTTCCGGCACGTCCTCAAACTCGATCAGCGTTTCAAGAGCAGCGGTAAACAGGTTGTCTTTGTCCAGCTTGCGGCGCGCCAGGGGGTTATGTTCTGCGCTGGCGCTGAACTGCAGCATTTCAGTGCCGAGGCTTGCCGGATCGTCAGTAACCGCCAGACCAACCAGATAAGCGGAGCCGGTATCGGCAAAGCTGGTGTTAACTTCCATTGAGGTGAAAAGCTTCTGCCAGTTACCGGTCATGGTGACCAGATCGTCCGTCGGGGCAATCCAGCCATACAGCGCCATCTTCCCGGACAAAGCCCCTTCGGTGATTTCTTCCGCTTCCAGTTTTTCCACCATGCCAAAACGGCGGAAAGGCCCATCAGGGGTAAAACCCTTGATGTGTTCCATATTGATCAGCGCGGTGTATACCTGCGGGTTATAGCTCGCCGCCATCTGGGTGATCCAGTCACGTTCAATAACGCGCCCGTCAGTGGTGGCCCCTTCGACCCCAATACGAAAACGCTTAGATTTTTTTGCCATCGGTCCGGCTCCGGTTAGTTAGTTCGTAACACGTTCAGAGCCTTATGTTTGCGGTGATAGGCGCGTGTAAACAACGCGTTGGGCTTGTGCGAACTCCCACACAATGCGAAGCCGGGGAAAGTGCTGATTTGAGGCCGTATGTTTGTGCCATGACAACACTGACCCCCGCAGACCTCGATCCCCGTCGTCAGGCAATGCTGATGTACTTTCAGGGATACCGCGTAGCCCGCATTGCTGAAATGCTGGGCGAGAAAGTTGCAACCGTTCACAGCTGGAAAAAACGCGATAAGTGGGGCGAATATGGCCCACTGGATCAGATGCAGCTCACCACCGCCGCACGTTACTGCCAGCTCGTCATGAAGGAGCAGAAGGAAGGAAAGGATTTTAAAGAAATTGACCTGCTGGCGCGTCAGTCCGAACGACAGGCCAGGATCGGTAAATTTAACAATGGCGGGAATGAAGCAGACCTGAACCCCAACGTAGCCAACCGCAATAAAGGCCCGCGCAAACCGCCGGAAAAAAACCTGTTTACCGACGAACAGATCGAAAAGCTGGAAGAGATTTTCCGCGCCGGTATGTTCGAGTACCAGCGCCACTGGTGGGACGCTGGTATCAAGCACCGTATCCGCAACCTCTTAAAGTCACGCCAGATCGGTGCAACCTACTATTTCGCCCGTGAAGCGTTGATAGACGCCCTGACCACGGGGCGAAATCAAATCTTTCTGTCAGCGAGTAAAGCGCAGGCACACGTTTTTAAACAGTACATCATCGACTTCGCAAAAGAAGTGGATGTTGAGCTGAAAGGCGATCCGATGGTGCTGCCTAACGGCGCCTGTCTTTACTTCCTCGGTACAAATGCCCGTACCGCGCAGAGCTATCACGGCAATCTGTATCTTGATGAGTATTTCTGGATACCTAAATTCCAGGAGCTGCGTAAGGTGGCCTCCGGTATGGCGCTGCACAAAAAATGGCGCCAGACCTATTTTTCTACACCTTCCAGCCTGACGCACAGCGCCTACCCGTTCTGGTCTGGTGCCCTGTTCAATAAAGGGCGCCCGAAAGCCGACAGGGTAGAATTCGACCTTTCTCACAGTAGCCTGGCGCACGGCGTTTTATGCCCTGATGGCCAGTACCGCCAGATAGTCACCATTGAAGATGCCGTAAACGGCGGGTGTAACCTTTTCGACCTGGACCAGCTGCGCCTGGAGTACAGCCCGGACGAATATAACAACCTGCTGATGTGTCAGTTTGTTGACGACCTGGCGTCCGTGTTCCCGCTGGCCTTGCTGCAGTCCTGCATGGTTGACAGCTGGGATGTCTGGGACGATTTCGAACCGCTTTTACTGCGTCCGTTTGCATACCACCCTGTCTGGATCGGCTATGACCCGGCAAAAGGAACTCAGAACGGTGACAGCGCCGGTTGCGTGGTCATAGCGCCTCCCGTCGTCCCCGGCGGTAAATTCCGTATCCTTGAGCGTCACCAGTGGCGCGGGATGGACTTTCGCGCCCAGGCCTCAGCGATTGAGGAAATCACCAGACGCTACAACGTGACCTATATCGGCATTGACTCGACCGGCGTTGGCGATGGCGTTTACAAAACGGTTAAGCAGTTTTTCCCTGCCGCGCGTGAGTTTGTCTACAACCCGACCGTGAAAAATGCCCTGGTGCTTAAAGCCTACGACATCATCAGCGGGCGCCGTCTGGAGTTTGACGCGGGGATGCTGGATATCGCGCAGTCCTTTATGTCCATTCGCCGTTCAACCACCGCCAGCGGCAACCGGCCAACCTACGAAGCAGCCCGCACAGAGGAAGCCAGCCACGCGGATTTAGCCTGGGCAACCATGCACGCACTTTATAACGAACCACTGGCAGGAGCTTCCGCCAGTACCAGCAACATCGTGGAGATTTTTTAATGGCTAACCGCAAAAACCGCAGCAAGGCACCGCGCGGCCAGACCGCCACCGATACGGCCAACATGGTCAGTAATGCACATGCGGAGGCGTTTACGTTTGGCGATCCGATCCCCGTGATGGACCGCCGGGAGTTATTTGATTACCTGGAGTGCGTGCAGGTAGACCGCTGGTACGAACCACCGATCAGCATGGATGGCCTGGCGCGAACTTACCGTGCCGCCGTGCATCACTCCAGCGCTATTCAGGTAAAACGCAATATTCTTACCAGTACCTTCATTCCTCACCGCTGGCTGTCTAAACAAGCCTTTTCCCGGTTCGCCCAGGACTTTCTGGTATTCGGTAATGCCTACCTTGAAAAACGCATGAACCGGTTAGGGCAGATCATGGAGCTGCGCGCCTCGCTTGCCAAATATACCCGTCGTGGCATTGACCCGGACACCTACTGGTTTGCACAGTATGGCTACAACTCACAGCCCTATCAGTTCGATGAGGGAAGCGTGTTTCACCTGATGGAACCCGACGTTAACCAGGAGCTTTACGGTATGCCGGAATACCTCTCCGCCATTCCCTCCGCCCTGCTGAATGAATCGGCCACCCTGTTTCGCCGTAAGTATTACCTTAACGGTAGCCATGCTGGTTTCATCATGTACATGAGCGACCCCGCCGCCGATCAGAAAGACGTGGACAACATACGCGAAGCACTTAAAAAATCGAAAGGGCCGGGCAACTTCCGCAACCTGTTTATGTACAGCCCGAACGGCAAGAAAGACGGCATTCAGATCATCCCGCTGTCAGAAGTCGCAGCGAAAGATGAGTTTCTTAACATCAAGAATGTGAGCCGTGATGACATGCTGGCAGCTCACCGCGTGCCGCCGCAGCTGATGGGGATTATTCCAACGAATACAGGCGGGTTTGGCGATGTGGAAAAAGCGGCGCGCGTTTTCGTTCGCAACGAACTTACCCCCCTGCAGGGCCGCATCAAAGAAGTTAACGAGTGGCTGGGTGATGAGGTGATACGCTTTGACCCCTACCTGACCGATGAAGACTGACGCGCAGCTGGTCAACCTTTGATAACAACCGCCCTTCTCCGGGCGTTTTTTTATTCCCTTACGCCCTGCCCCACCATCAGAGCGCCTCAGCGCCTCGCTGCGCGCTCCTGCCCTTCACTTACACGACGCCTCACGATGAAACGCAGCGCCTCACCACGGCGCAGGCGCGCACGACCAGCCCCAAAAATGACCATGCCCGCCCGACATTGAAGCGCCAAAACCACGATTAACCCCAAAACCGCGCGCTCGTAGCCCCGCCACGCCTGCCCGCTTTATGTAGTGGTTTTCATGCACTGCATGATTTAGGCAACTCCCCGCCAGTTCTGAAAGACCTAAGCAAAAAGGTCTTCGGGTGTTCATGCGATTTCATGCGGCTATAAGCATGAAGATGTACCGTATCAATAAATTAAAACGTTCATACTAAGAGCCATAGACGGGGATGTATGTCTAATTAATTTTCTCTTCAAGACTATGAATTATAGTTCCATGGACATCGTTTTTTACATATGCATTGAGTGCAAAAATAGCAGGTATATATTCTTTAAACTCAGAAATGCTTTTTAAATCATTGTTGATTGCATTTCTAACAGCCCCTTGGCATCTTGAAACACTCAAAATCATCACTTGACAAAACAGGTCAAGCTCAGACGAGGTATATTCAATTTTTCTAAAGCCATGATGAACTGAGTTATTCCTAAACTCTCTAATCTGGTCTAAGACACTTGGTAATTTCCTTTTCCAAAAAGAATATTTTTCATGCAACTCCAACCCCCTTATTACATCAATGGAAATGTCTTGACTATTTTTCCCGTTAGGAAAGCCCAGAAACCATCGAATAATACCACTAATATTATCAGATTCAGTTTCCTTAAGCAGAGCCTCAAGCGCAAACCAATAGAATAGTATTTTCAATTGCTTATTATTTTCATGCTTTGCATTTCTGCACCAATGTAGAGAACGTAAATATCTTTTACTCAACTCATTATCTCTCGATAATAAATAATGATCATTATCGTACTTTTGAATCATTCCTTGTTGCAACATAAAAGTAGTGGATGGCTTAAAGCTATCATCATTTAAATGGTGAAGAACCCCAGTATTCAAGTCTTTAACTAATCCTATAGGTGATAGGTTAAAATTAGATATGGGGAAATTTATTGATATGACATCCATTACTTCAGAAAATCTATTGTCCGCATCATTTAAAGCGTCAATGATATTATTTGCATTTACAATTGTAGCAATTCTTGCGCATAATTTATAGTGACTATAATCCAAGTGATTCATCTTTGCGACAGATTCAAAAAAGTTTGATTCCTCACTTGTATCTGCACTCGGCCCCCTCAATTCCACTTCAGAATAAACTAAGGTGTGAGGCAAATAAACACTCTGAGACTGCAATATCCGGACAACTAAAAAAACACTCATAACTTAATCCTTACTAGCGTATCCGTAAATTCCTGCACAGCAACTTTCTTTATTCGCGCCTCAGCATTAGCATTTAGTTTTAATTTATTTTTCTTAAAATATGACAATAACATTGCGATTGACACATACGATTCAAAAGTAACAACAAGCCCAATAACCTTGGTTAAAAATTCTGGTTTCAATCTAGTTAATAATATATGTTCAAGGACAAATGCAAAACCCTTAACATTGTTAACCGAGTAATAATACTCCAACTGTAAAATCTGTACATCAATAATTTTTTTTGAGTTGTCACATAGGAATTTATCATATCTAACAACACCTTCGCTATCAAAAGACTTTATTGATAGCTCATAACCTAAAATATTAGCCTTTAAGTTATCAGGTCGTAATTTAATTAATATCTGAAAATAGTATTTAGCCTCTAAAATTCGACCTTTACCTATTAAAAAATTTATATACTCACTCAATCTCTTTGGATATTTTTTATGCTCTATAGGTGTACACCTGAATTTTTTCTCTAAATCATCCATAAAAAACACCATTACAATCGCCCATTAAACTCAACATTACAATTGCTTAGAGATAAGTTCAAGGGCTTATGCCACATACAGAAAACCTGCGTCACCTATTGGCTTAACGCAGGCTACTGTTTATAAATTTATCTAATCAGTAATCACAGCTAATGAAAATTCAACTGGACATATCACTTGAGCGATAACTTTCATGAGCATAAATTTTCGCCATCAGCTCGTCCGTCAGTTCCGACACCCACTGGATCGCAAGGCGTTTCTCTTCTTCGCTACACTCACTAGCCGCTACAAGCTTGATAAAGAAATCAATACGCTGGAGTTTCAACGACTCCAAAAGATAGTCCTGCATTTTCCCTCCTATCCTCACTACGGGATAAACCAGCCAGCATCCCCAGGAAGAGATGCTGACAACTGTATGCATATCCACTGTTTATATATACAGTATATGAGGATTTCGGGGTTGTAAAATATTTTTTATCAATCAATCAGATGAGTCTGTTTGCTGAGGTTAACCATTACCGGAACTCGGTACCACACCGTCAGACCTGACAATGTTGATCACTTGCTAATTCCGCCCTGAGAATGCACGCTTCATTCGGTTCAGAAGGTCATCCGCCTGCTGTTTAATCTCCACAATCTGGGACGGCAGACGTTGAACACATGCCGCAGCACGGTTTCGGACTGTAAGGCGGCCTTCATCAACCGTTAACACCTGATCGCCAAAAGCAACCACCGCGCCAGAAATCAACGAACGGACCATTCCTGCACTGGCATCCACCCCACGCAGAGCCAGCAGCTCACTAATTTGCTTTTCCTGCTCCGTCATAGGGCTGGCTTTTGGCCTCACTTTTAAGCGCTTGTTAGATGCTTTTGCCGCTTCACCCAGCCGCTGCGCTATCACCCGTTTTTCTTTCCGGGATAAAGAGCCCATATCCGCCCAGCTGGCACAGTCATTCATGAACGTGCCGCCAGGATCGGCGTGTTTTTCAACCTCCCGCGGCTCCCGCGTACAGTTATTGACAGAACTCCAAGGGGCGCAAGCGCCCTGGTCGGCTGTCGCCTCCTGAAGGTCAACGGCTTTACGAACCATTTTCCACTTCACTGCATGAGTGCAGATCCGGCCCTCAATGATCGGGGACCAGATGCCATAAATTCGGACACCATGATCGCCGTAGGCGCTCGGCTCCTCGTTGAGCTCGTAGGCAGTTCTGACAAGGTGATGTTTACGGGGAACCAGGACGCCGCCCTGCTTCATGATGTAGGTGGCAAAACAGCCAGCATCAGCTGCAGCCAGCACTGCATCCAGACGCGGGTTTTCCAGTACGGGCGCGCCTGCCTTCTTTTCACCCTGCACCCTGGCAGCCTGACCGGCCAGAAGGCGAAGCTCTCGGTACGCCTGGCGGCCAGGGATACCAAAGAAGCGGAATTGCTGGACACGGTGCAGCGAAGCCCAGGCGTTTACGTTCTCAGCGTTATCGCGAAGTGATCTGCCCGTTTCTTTACTGATTTCCTGCGCCAGCCCGCGCCCGTCGATGTTCTTGCTGATGTATTTGGCGATATAACTTGTCGGCGTACCCTTGCGTGGGTTGATAAGCTCAGACTTGAAGCGCGGCCCGGTATTGGTACCCAGCTCATCGCGGTCCTCACGAATGGCGAATTTACGCAGCAACGCGGTGATGGATTTGCGGTCTTTTTTGCGCATGAAGCAAAGCAGGTGCCAGTGCACGGTGCCGTCATGGTGTGGTTCAGCAACGCGAACGCCATACCAGCGCAGCCCGGCTTTGTGCATAGCCTTACGGAAGGCGGCAAACATATTTACCAGGTAATCGCTACTCTGCCGGACCGTGTGACTGGTCCATTTCGGGTTTGGCCTGCCGTTATTGAGAGTTGCGTGAAAGCGTGACGGACAGGTGATGGTATAGAACACAGCGCATTCACCACGCATTTCTGCAATCAGCTCCAGCCCCTTAACGCAGGCCATCATTTCGTTGCGCCGGTGCGCCGGATTGCCGCTGCTGGCGTTTACCACTTCCTCCATATCCAGCGTGTCACCTTCGGCGTTAACCAGCTCATGCGAGCGGAAAAACTCCAGTGATTTGCGGCGCTGTTCGCGTTTGTGGATCACGGCTTCATAGCTGACATACGGGGACGCTTTTTTGTTAACCAGGCAGACAGCGCGCAGCTGTTCTTCCCGCCATTCACACCGCATCTTCCACAGTTTGCGATACCACCAGTCCGCGCAAAGCATACGGGCAAGCGAGCCCGGAATAAGCTCGTATGGGACCGGGTTACGGCGGTGCTTTTTACGGCGCAGCTGCTCGAAAGCTGGCGGGATAACATCAACGCGCATGGCCTCAGCGGCCACCCTTTCCCATGACCGGCGGATCTCTTCCGGCGTAACGTCTTCATCCGTAAACAACTCACCGCAGGCAGCATCCAAACACATGCTCATATGTGCCGCCACCAAGGTGGATAATCGCTTAACCTGCTCCTGGTTCATTTCGGGCAGGACCAGTAAGCCCTCCATCCCCTCATGGCTCGCCATAAAACGGAATGAAGCAGAAATCTGGCTGGTACGCACGCGCTCCAGGCGTTCAAGGCACGGCCTGATGGTTTCACGCAGATAGCGGGAATATGCCTTCGGCTTGCCCAGTCCCTCGAAATATTTAATCCGTTCAAGCAGCGGCTTACTGATATGCGCTGGCTGGGCGCACACGTCAGCAACGATGACCAGATCGGGGTTGAATTGCTGCTGTTCACGGGCCATTTTGGCACGGCTTATCAGCTGGTCCTGCTCCATTTCTCGCTGAACAGGATCACGGGATTCATTGTAGAAATAGCGTTCCCAGACCTCATTACTCAGGGCCTTGCGGCGCAGCTGTTCCTGCTCGTTATCCGCAGCATAGAGAGTAATCAGGTTTGAAAGCGCAGACTCCGGCGCAACTTGCGCCGGGTCCAGATAGGGATTGACCGCCTTTATTGGCGGATTCCATGAATAAATGCTCATTCACAAAGACCGTAACGTGATGAGCAGACGGAAGTGTCCATACTGGCCTTGACCAGGTCATATACTTTTCCTCCGCGACCTGTTTTAGCCCATTCCACGACCTCATCAACTCCCGGGGAATTAAGGTTTCCGCGTGGGCCATAAAATCCAGACCAATCAATATGCTGCACTTCTGGAGCAAGGTTATAGAGCTGGACGCTTCGCCCCAGAGGTAAATCAAATTTCTTCATCCAGCGTTGGCTTATCTCGCCGACACTCATCCAGTGTACCCAGCGAGAAGTTAGTCGAACCCTCAGCTCCCACTCTTTGTGTTTTTCAATATGCTCAGGCCAACGGGCTGCCGTCTCTGCTATTTCCTCCTTGTTGCATAACACACAGTTCATGCATCCAACGCGTGACGCCCCTTGGGTGTAGAGCGGGTTTGGTGAAATACCAAAGTATTTATGAAGTGCGAATACATCCGCCGCGGTCCACTGATGAATCGGAAGGAAGTTGTACAAAAAATCAGGGTCGCGCTGATCTTTAGAAAATCGCTCGTAACCCGCTCGTTTGGATGACTCATCAGCCCGAACGCCGGACCACTGAACCACTACATCCCCATCATCAAGCAGAGGCTTTATAGCAGCATCAAAGGCGATCTGAATCTTGAGCTCATCCGTGCAAAAACGGTCTCTGAGCATGGGGAATTTCCCATGTAGCAATGCAGCATCCAGAAAACTATTACCACTCGGCTGCATAACGGAAAGCGCTGCCTCCAGAGCTGTTTCAAACTCAATGCCCCAGCGTTCAGCTGTACGCAACCATGCCTGACCAAATTTGGTATCCGAGCGGGCCAGCGATGGCATGATTACGCCACGATAAGCCCCCATCCGAATTGCCTGTCGCTTGGGCCAGCGTTCTATGAGCGATTTACGGCGACGATCGAACTCTGCGTCGGTATAAATGCGCTTAACAATCTGAACGGGTTTACAACCAATGTGATGATGAATATTTCGTGCATACTCAACGGTCAATTCATGTTCATTGTCTGTATCTGCCATCACATTTTGTACGCGATCTCCGAACAGATGATGTGCAATCGTAGCTGTTGTCGTGCTGTCTTTTCCGGCAGAGAAGTTAACGATAATTTTGTGATCTGATGGAATTCTGAATTCATTGAGATAACGGGCATATGAAACTTCAATTTCACGAATCATCGCGCTGATATCGGTCGGCACAATTACTGCTGCGGAATTGTTCATACGCGCACCTCACGCACAACGGAGTAATCACGGCCGCCTGCTAAATCACCCCCAACGCAAACCTTCGGTTTAATTACAGCTATCAGTTCGTCTGCCTTTTTACCCCCGCCCGCGGCTACGCCAATGCTGCGTTTTGTGCTGATACGGTGAATGGCGAAATTTCGGTAAAACGAACGAATCAGGCGGGTGTCGCTATTTGATACGACGATTGGGTGCCCCTCTGATGACCGGCGCACCAGAATAGATGCCAAATCATACTGGTCATCATCAGAGAACCCGGCAGTGTGATAACCGCTAAAGGTACCGTCATAAGGTGGATCACAGTAGACAACATCACCCGCCTGCAGCATTGCCAGCGTTTCGTCATAGCTGGCGCAGATGAACCTGGCACGCACTGCCTTTTCAGCAAAGGTCAGGATTTCTGCATGAGGGAAATATGGATTTTTATAATTACCGTAGGGAACATTAAATTTCCCTCGTTGGTTATAACGACACAACCCACGATAACAATGGCGATTTAAATACAGGAATAATGCGGCGCGCTCCAGCGTGGTAAGGGATGTATCTTCGTTAAAACGCAGACGATTTTCATAATATTTTTCAGCACTGTTATCTTCGCTGAATAATACCAATGCAACCTGTATTAATTTCTCAGGATGGTAGGCCGCTTTCTTATACAAATTAATAAGGTCAGCGTTAATATCCGCGACAAGATAATGAGGATAGTCTGTTGCCATCATCACAGCGCAGGAACCCGCGAAAGGTTCAACCAGCCGCGGGCCATCTGGGAGGTGCTTTTTGAGTTCGGACATGATAGCGGTTTTGTTTCCCGCCCATTTCAGGATAGTGCTCATACAACGCCTCCGTTGTAGTGCTTGCCTCTAAGCTCTGCGATTTCCTGACAGGTCACACAGCACTGCACGCCCGGAATAGCGCGGCGGCGAGCTGGAGGGATCGGCGCATCGCATTCGATGCAAAGCACACGGGAAACGCCCGGAGCTCTGTTGCGGGCAGTGTGGATGTGGCGCTGGCGTTCTTCTTCAACGCGCTTTTGTACGAGGTCCATAGAGTCAGCCATTAGTGGAGCTCCTGAGATTCGTTTTCGTAGCGGGTTGCTTCGCAGCGCAGAAGTTCAGCTGCTTCAACACCGTTTAACCCTTTGTTGGTGATGTGGGTTGCCAGCGCCTCAAGGCGGATTGAAACTGCGAGCGCGCGGCCTTTGCGCTCCTCACGTTTGGCAATATCGATCACCGCCATAAGCGAATCGGTTTCAGCTACAAACATTTTTTGTAATTCTTTCTGCATTGTTCTCTCTCCTGAATTTGGGCAAAAGAATGCCCGGCGGGTTTACGCCATTAATTTCTGTTGTGGGTTAATTCGGCATGGTTAGCCGTTTGGGAAATAAGCTCACCACTGCACGAAAATGATTCATTGCTTTAACCAGTTCCCGCTTTTCGTCAGTAGTCAGATCACTAATATTGACGCCATGACGTTCTGCCGGAATTTTTGCCATAAAGAATATGGCTGCCAGTGCGCGCTCATTTTGTTTATGGTTTATATCGCGACGGTCACGCATATCTTTAATGAACCTTTCAAGCTCTGGCTCAATATTCAGACCAAATACACTCGCCCTTAATTCAGCTATATGGTTCAGTCCTTCAAGCCGTTGACCCGGGCTTAGTGGAACAGTCGCAGAAGTACCTTCAATAGCCATGGTTTCACCTGTTTGGTAGTGGTCAGCCCTACCAGTAGTTCTTCCTGAGAGCGGGACGGGTGCCAGCGCTTGCCATCTTTCCCTATAATCCAGCCATGGCCGCAGTGCATACCTTGGCTTTGTTTAACCAAAAGCGATGCGAATGAGGGTTCTTTATTAAGCATGAGCACCTCAGATCAGACCAAACGAAGCGCTGAGGCCCGTCACTGTATCAACAGCACTTGCCATTGCCGGGTTGTACTGTAGGCGCGCGTGCAGGGAAACAGCTGTTAGTGCCATCAAACGAGTAACAGAATTGATGCTTTCGATAACCTGGCGGCGTTCCGTTGTTGTCTGGTGTTCGCCAGAAACAGCGCTTGCTGCAACACGACCAATCTCTGCTGTAGCATTCAACACGTAATGGGGCATTTTCTCGCTGGCAACTTCGTTCAGCGGCACGCATGGCAAGCAATGGATTTGCGCCAGAAACCCATCAACCAGTGTTGAATCCTCTGTTAAATCGGTAAGCATCCAAATTTCCGGCGCGGTGAGTTGATGCGGTTGCTCCGGGTTCAGTTTGTTACGCAATGTCTGAACATTCATGCCTGCTCGTTCTGCAAGCTTCGCCATGTTGTGGCGCAGTGCGAAAGCGCGGCAGGCTTCATCAAAGTGTGGATGTTTGGAAATTTTATAATCAAACATGTGAGCCCCTTGAAAAGTTCTCATAATCGAACTTACTGACCAACAATGACGCGGAAGTTGGAGTGCCCAAGAGACTCTCGAACCTGATCGGTTTTGTACATCAAGTAACGCAGACAAACACGACCCTTGTTTTTCTCTTTTTTAACCATGTACTTAGCCAGCTGACCATGGTGAATTTTTTGATAAACAGAACCGCGCGAAATTCCCTCCCATTCCGCGAACTCAGCTGGAGTAGCCATCTCTTTTGGTACACGAATTGAAATATCGGTGCTCATAGTGCAGTATCTCTTAGTTTTAGTGCGTTATATGATGTTAAACCCCAACTTCCAAACTCTCACTTTAGAAGTTGGATATAAATTACGATCCCGATATTGGATTGTCAAATGGAGAGTTCAACTTGAAGATTAGTAGCGGTGCAAATACGGGAGGCAAGGAAGCCATCAAAAGGCTAATGATTGCCTACGGTTTCAATACTCAAATTGCTTTAGTTGAACACCTTCAAGCTTCGAAAAGCACTATGGCAAACAGGCTGTTACGCGACAGTTTTCCTGCCGACTGGGTTATTCAGTGCGCCCTTGAAACAGGCATTTCTTTGCTCTGGCTTACAACAGGACAAGGCGAAATGTATCCTAAGATAGACGAAAAAAATAAGTCCAAAAACGAGAGTCAGCCCACAGTACGCCCTCTATCTAAGATTGTCGTCCCGCCAGTGAAACAGGTGACGATTGAGGGAGGTACCTTTAATGAGCTGGATGATATTTATCTTGATCAGGGGCTGATTTCAGGTAAAGCAGAAGACTGTTTGTTCGTAAAAACGACTGAAGGGGATTACGTTGTTGATACATCTGCAAAGCAGCTCAGCAACGGAACCTGGCTTATTGATATTGATGGCATGAAAAATATCGTGAAGATTGCCCGTATCCCAGGGAACAAAATTATCGTCCATCAAGATGAAACCTCTTTTGAATGCTCTGTCGATGACGTTGAGGTAATTGGCCGCGCAGTAAAAATCATTAAGAGCATCTAAACATGACCATCAGAAAACAGCCGAATGGAAAATGGTTGTGCGAATGTTACCCGAACGGGCGTGACGGCAAGCGCGTGCGCAAGCAATTTGCGACGAAGGGCGAGGCTGTAGCATTCGAAAACTTCACCATGGATGAAGTGAACAAAAAGCCTTGGCTGGGTGAAAAGGAAGATCGGCGGCATTTGTCAGAATTGATTGAGCAGTGGCACTCCCTTTATGGCCAGACGCTCGCAGACCCCAAGCGTTTAATGGCGAAACTGAACATTATTTGCAATGGACTGGGCGATCCCGTCGCTTCTGAGTTAACAGCCGGTGATTTTACCAAATATCGTGAAGCACGATTAAAAGGTGAGGTACGTAACCAAGACGGTGGGCTAATGTCGCCAGTAAAGCCTCGCACGGTAAACTTGGAACAGCGTAACTTATCATCCGTTTTTGGCACCCTTAAAAAGCTGGGTCACTGGTCAGCGCCTAACCCGCTCGCCGGACTGCCAACATTCAAAATCGCAGAGGGGGAACTGGCGTTCCTGGCCACGGACGAAATTAAACGCCTGCTTGATGCCTGTGCTGATTCTCAAAGCCCCAGCCTGTTGATGATTGCAAAAATATGCTTGGCTACTGGGGCGCGATGGAGTGAAGCGGAAAATTTGCAGGGCCACCAGTTATCGAAATACCGGATCACTTACACCAAAACAAAGGGGAAAAAAAACAGAACGGTGCCGATTTCAACAGTACTCTATGATGAACTACCTAAAAATAGAGGTAAGTTATTCACCCCTTGCCGAAAAGCCTTTGAACGTGCAGTTAAACGAGCTGGTATTGAACTACCTGAGGGTCAATGTACTCATGTACTACGTCATACATTCGCCAGCCACTTCATGATGAATGGCGGAAATATACTGGTATTGAAAGATATATTAGGGCACTCAGATATTAAGATGACTATGGTCTACGCACATTTCGCACCTGAGCATTTAGAGGATGCGGTAACTAAAAACCCACTACACAACCTAAGCTGATGATGATTCTTTTAACCTCAATTATTAACACTCCAGCCATCTGGCTATATTTACTGGCATTACTAATTATAATTTCAATTATTATCTGGAAAAAATGGTACATTCTTAGTAAAGAAAACCTATTCCAACAAAAGCTTTTTTGGTTTTCTATAGGTATTCCTTTACTTTCCTTTATATATTTTGGTGTATTTGCCTGGTCAGGGAAAGCCCCTATTCTTTCTGCTCATGGATATTCCAGATTTTATGAAATAAGCAAATTCCCTTTGTTAATCCTGGCAAGTTCAGTACCACTAGCTTCAATAGTCAACAATATACATAGAACGATCCAGACAGAGTCACAAATTAATACATCGGAATCTAAAAATGCTATAGACAGGTATCTGGCACATGAAAAAAACTTCATTGAGAAAATAAAGGAAATACCTAGCTTCAATATAATTGAAACCAACGATCCCAACGGTGGTATAAAAGATAACAAAGACAACCCAGGTTATAAAATAGCCATAAAAGACAAAATAAACATATCGAACCCTTATCATCTTTATAAGAAAATTTACCCCAAAGCAACTATGGAAGTAGAGGCCAGTTACGCTCACAACGAAGAATTCATTACAAAAATGGAAGACCACCTTAACATTATAAATAAAAACCTTGAAAGAAACGAGCTTGACAATACTTTGCTAGCACCACGTTCGATAAGTAAACTAAATGAGGTATCGTATCACACTGCATTATTACTGGAACATCTATGCATTGAAAACATATCTTTAGCCACTTACAAACTACGCAGTGGAAATAAAGAAATGAAAACATTCACTGATAATGAATATATGTTTTTAGAAGTTTTAGAAGCGGCATATCATATTTCAAGAAAAATATACTTCTTAATAAAAGGTAACGAATCACCTAACTTTGAGAATATTGCAAGCTATATTTATGACGCGGAACCTAGTTTTGATATATTTGCAAATGCAAAACTACAGGATTCTATTTACTCCCCATCTTGGTTAGCTTATGTAACAAAGGAGCTTCATGTTGCAAAGAGTGGCGGCAATGTGGCGGCAGTAAAGTAAAAATGTATAAAAACAGTAAACACCAAAAAACACCAAGCCATTGATTCAAAAAACAAATGACTGTTTTTATTATAGGAATAATAGTATGTAGAAATTTCGGACGCGGGTTCAACTCCCGCCAGCTCCACCAAAATTCTCCATCGGTGATTACCAGAGTCAT